TGTCACACGCATCAACCCGGACGTTTATTTCTGCCGCAAAGGTGACCGGGATTTCGAAGTATGCCCCGTGTTTTGGCCTGTGTCCCTGATCGTCTATCGTTCTGCGCGGGTCCGAAGGCCAGATGCCCTCTTCCAGTTCCCGGAGGTGGACCAATCCCCATCGCATGTGTTCGGGCCAGTATTTGATATCGCTTGGGGCGTACCATTCCTCCATAAGAAGGCACCTCCTTAATAAAGAAATATATCTTGATTCTCCGGTATTATGATTAGCGGCTCTTTGCAGTAGAAGTTTACATCCCCGAAACCATTCCACTCGAACATCATCACGTCACCGCCGAAGATAGCCACGTTGTTTTCATGTAGATACTTCAAGATATAGTCCGTCCAGCAGTCATAACAAGTCTTTGAGCATTGAGTGCGTGACCTATTTTTCAACTCTTTAGGGCAACCTCCGCAATGGCACAAAGTAACAGCATTGAATAACCACCATCTGATTTCTTCTTGCTTGGTCATCTTTTCCTCACTATATCCTGTAATTGCTCAATACTGAGAGACGTGCCTTTTGGGTACTTATCGTGATTGTGGCAGAGCCTGCAAAGGATAATGCAGTTCGCCTCTGAATCATCACCGCTTGCCCTGCCTGTTATGTGGTGTCCGTGAAGTAGGTAAGTTCCGTGGTGGCATATCTCACAAATGTGTCCGACCTTTTCAAGTAACGCCAGTTCAGTCTTTTTCCAAGCCGCCGCCCGCTTTGCTTTCTTGGCTAATGCTTTCTTGCTGGACTTCATCGTAAATCAAATACTCCCTGAGAACATCGTTTGGCTGCTATTTCACAATACTTCTCCTCTATCTCTATGCCGATACAATGACGGAGGAGATTCAATGATGCCCTTACAGTTGTTCCGCTACCCATAAATGGGTCTAATATTGTTTGGGGATTATCAGCTAGTAAAATACACCACTCCATTAAAGGCTCTGGCTTTTGTGTAGGGTGCTGTTTGGCATAAGATACTACCCATTTACGATATATTTTGGCTGGCTTACCCATATTAGTCCAAGCCATTTCACACATAGCAGAAGAGAAATTTTGTGGTTGTAATTTATCCCATACTAGAAAACATTGATTAGCAGGAAGCCCGAAATAATTACCACCCCATATAATAGCCTCCTTGCCCTTCTCAACCGCAGTTCTCAACAATTCAGCATCTACTACGGCATTGTCCCATTCCGACTTTTCATGTTTCTGCCTAAACGGATTAGATGCTATACCTATCCCATACGGAGGGTCAGTAAGAACTAAATCCACTTTAGGCAATTCAGGTAGTATCTCTCGACAGTCTCCGTTATATATAGTAACCCATTCATCTTGGTAGTATGGTTTCATTCCACACTCTCCACGGTTATCTCCGTACTTTCTCTATCGTCTAGTACCACTCTGGCTGACCCTATCTCCATACATTCCCAGTTATCGTCTTTAAATACTTTAGCGTCTACCAACCCATCAATAATAGGCTTACAACATCTAATGAGCGTGTCGCAATCACGGCATATTCTGCTCTTTGTCCTGAAAAGGTAGTTGACTCTTACTTTCTGCATGGTCTCGCCTTTGTATTCTGATTTAGCAATCCAGCCAGTTTCTTCACGGGCTGTCCTGGTAGCAGGTGATTTTACAGCCCAATGCAACTTCCTATTAGGGCTCAACTCTTTAGGTGGTAAGTGGGGCAGTGTTAATGTGTATTTCATTTGACTTCCTTTAGCGGTTTACGGCATATATCGCAGACGTTAATTTCAGCGTAGGTAGTTATTTTACAGTTCGTACAGACTTTCTTGGTGCCAATTGGCTCAAAGAACTCCTGCCAGTAGCCGCCCACCCACTTTGCCGCTTCCCACGGGTCAACATTAGTATTATTGATAAAATCTGACTTCTTGAAAGACTGCCACATTAAGCAGCTTTTAGTTACCGCTGCCGATGCAAGCACCGCCATGCATAAATTTACGTGAGGGTCTCCAACCTCTTTACTCACTCTCCACTTCCTTTGATTCTAATATTTTATCGAGGTCGCGTTGCATTCGTTCCTTGTGTGCGGACTGTCTTGCCTGTTCGTATTCCTGACCCTGCCGCCAGCCAGCCCTCAATTCCTTAAGTATCTCTCTGCGTGTTTTAGCGTCTTGTTTTTCGCTTGTTTCACAATAGACATCTATAATGAACTGCTCTAATTTCTGCTTGGTTAATTTCTCAAACTCATACCACTCAATGCCATAGTCTTTGCAAACCTTGTCTGTTACTGCAAGCCTCTCTTTGGTGTTTAATTCACTACATTTCATTTATCCCTCCTTGCTTAATCTGTAGTCCGGCCCCTGGTTGAAGATAATCATTTATTCATTTCCATATTTCTGTTTTATGTTGGTAAAATTAGTACCTGAATTATCGTAGTCGAACGTCCAAGCCATGTTATTGGGGTTTTCGTGCGGTTTCGCGGATACTTTACAATCAATAATCTTTAACTTATTCTTATCAATTGCCAGGGAAATCATTGATGACTTGATTGTCTGCTCTCCACCCAACGGTATATCTCTAGTAGATGGTTTCTGTAATCCAACTACGGCTACTGAGTTAAGACCGATTAATTTGATTGCTATTTTCTTAATCAAGTATCCGATCTTGTAAAAACCCTCACCATCAGGAACGTCTATATAGTCAATAACATAGAGCGTGTTTGGTTTCTTGATATAGTCGTGGTAGTTCTCATAGACGTTAAGAACTGAGAATTTAGCGTCTTCAGGTATGTCTATGTCCATTACAAACAATCGGTCGCGAAGCATCCCTATACCGCCCTCCAGGTTACTCAGGAGCACCACATCACGTTCTCCGTGTATATTCAATCCGCAAGTCCTTAAAAGAAAACCAGTTTTACCGGAGGACTTACTACCGCCAACGGTCATTAATGAATCGGTTGGCAATACACAGTATTTTTGTAAACCAAAAGGAAGCACGACACCTGAATCACCACCTTGCTTGTAATTTCTCCAGTCAACAGGCTTGGCAGTATCTTCAACAACTCGGTATATTCCATCCCTGCTGCCTACCGCCTCAACCAACTTTTTTTCAACCATCCGGCTGACGATTTTCCTCAAATAGGTGGCCGAACCATTTTTGATATTTCTGTAATGACCATCGCATATATCTAAATAGTGGAAATCACCAGTAGGAACATTCAACCATTGCTCACAAGTATTCTGTTCTGGTTTCTCCGGGAAGATTACCTTTTCAGGTGGGCTGGTCTTACTATCGTCATTCATTAATCCCTCTTGTTTCTATAAGTATTACAATGACACTTATGCCACATACGCCACTTATGACACTTACGTCACAAATGTCACCAAATGTCACAAGGTGTCACAAGGTTTAGCTACGTGAGAGTGGCTTGTGACACAAAAAGTGTCACACCCTAAAAGAGTACGTAGTACCCTTATATATATACGTAATCTATATCGGATTGTTTTAACGATTTCGTAGCTATCCTTAATGGATATTTTTTTATTAGCTACGAATGTCATCGTTTCACGCTCCTGTAAAAATCAGATGCTTGGATTGGTTGCCGGTGGCTCAATACCTCTTTAACCTTTTGAGGACGGCCTGTTCTGCTCTCCCCTTTATAGGATTCTTTTGATGGGTATCTTTGTGCTACTGGCATATCGTTCTTCCAGCGTACATAGTCTGCAAAGTCCTGTGATATAGGGAAATCGAATAAATCTAATTCATTCATTTCAAGCCGCCTTTGGTTTATTATATAGGCTTAATAGTTCCCGCTCTCGCTTTAGTATTTGGTGAACCCTGACATAGCTGATGCCAAACACTTCACCGATTTCCCCGAGGCTTTCTCCCGGGTTTTCCTCCCTGTATTTCACTATTTCCTTGTTGCGTGTCAGCTTCCTTGCCTTGTCGTATCTCATACTTAAACCTCCAATTAAGGCTTATCTTAACGCTTGGGTTATAGTTTGTCAACATATATTTTCCTTTAAAAGCGGGGAGCAGGCTTTCACCCACTCCCCGTTTGCGATATAGTGTGCATCACATTTTTACACACGCTTGAGCATTGGTTTTGACCGTCGTGTATTGCTACTTCTGGACACATCAGCCTTATCTGAACCCCATTTTCGCTCAACTCGTATTCGCTCATGCCGCTCATGCCGCTCACTTTCTACCAGCCCATCATTTCCACGACTTCTTTTTGTGCCGCTTCAACATTCTCAGGGTCTTGCATGCTCTCTTTTGAATATGTGTCAAAGGTCTTGTAGAACCAAGTCGGGGTATATTTCTTATCCTTTGATTGCAGCCAGGAGAAGAACTTTGCCACGGGTGTTTCCTCGCTGGCAGGCTCCTCCTGCTGTTCTGCGCCGGTTACTTCATCCGGGGTGGTTGAAGTGGCTGGCGTGGCAGGTGTGGGCTCTGGCGCGGGCTTCTTCTTGGTCGCCACCGGCTTGGGCTCGGCCTTGATTTCCGTGGCAGTGGATTCAATTATCTCGCCGGTATTTCGGTCCGCGTCTGGTGTTATAAACCCTGGGCCGCCAATGTCCTCGGCGCTGGATTCAATTATCTCGCCGGTATTTCGGTCCGCGTCTGGTGTTATAAACCCTGGGCCGCCAATGTCCTCGGCGCTGGGTAGTGGTATATGAAACGCTTTCCGTAATGCCTGCGCTTCAGCCCTCTTTTCAGCGATGCGTTGTGGATTTTTAACTACTGGCAAGAATTCTGCTCCGTGTGTTTCTTTCTCAAACACACGGCCCCAGCCCACAAACGGCCTGCTGCATTCCTTTTTATAAACGGCTGCCTTGAAGAAGAAGTCCCCGGCGGGTATATTCCAGTCAAGGCGCTCTTCGGCGGTGGCTGGCTTTGATTCAACCCCGTCAAGCTCACCAGTTTCCTGTGCTGCCCGGTATCTGCCGTCAATACTCACAAACGGATTTCCTTGATAAATACTGACTTCTTTCATTAGCGGGTCGAGCCCATAAGCGATTGCTACCTGTGCCAGTATTTTCTTTTCCGGCATCGATAATTCTTTTGGCCACTTTACTGTATTGATTCTGGCTACCATGGCTTGTTCGTCCATTGTAGTTAATGCCTTGCTATCCATTCCGATATTTCTCCTTATTTCCTGCTCTGATTTTTTATTGTGCCGGGTCATTCCGGTGTGGTCGATATCATTCGCGCAGCGGAGTATCCAGCCGTTTACGCCAAGGCCGCCGCCCCATGCTACGGTGAGATTGCCTTGGCATTTTGCACACAGATAGTGTTTTCGAACGGCTGTCTGCATATCTTCGTGAGTCATGGCGGCTTCGGTGATCATCTAACCTCCTTTATTTGCTTTTGGCAACAATCAGAGTGTCCTCTTCATATATGCGGATGCCTGGTATCTCGTCGATGCCAGCCCGGACCAGTTTGCCGATGCCAACTTCGTCGAGTTTTAAGTGCTTGGCCGGGACCAGCGTGATATCCACAAGCTCCCACTTCCGGATTTTCTTTGTCGACGTGGAGCCTTCCGCGGTTTCGATATGCCTTGGTGCCTCTGGCGGTCTTTCTACCGGGGTCAGGTCCTGGGTATGCTCACCCTGGAGGGCGTTCTGCGACTCCGCCAATTCCAAAGCCGCCGCATCGATGCGCTCCGCCTCCCTGCGTTGTCTGTCAATCTCCTTGTTATAACCCAGGATTTGGCCCCTGGTAGTACGCTCGGCATTACTGATTGGCCCGGATACCCGCTTGAAAAATTCGTTAATCGCCTTCAGTTGACTGTTAAGTGGTCCGGTGTAGCGCTTCCGTTCCTGCTCTACCGCGTCCCGGAGGCCGACGATTGTATTGAGGTCTTGAGTGGCAGCCAGCACGCCGACATTATCTTTTATCCCGCGCTGGGTTGTTAAAACCGCCATCTTCTCAACCCGGTCAATTAGCAGTGCGACAACCGTATCGGTCTCTGGCGTGGTTTCTACCACGGCATCTTCGGGAATCACCTCCGCCTGGCTGGGTTCGTGGTTATTGATTTCCGGATCCGCTGCAGGCGTCTCTGCGACTTCATCTACGGCCTCTATCAGCGTTGCCTGCGCCGGAGCCGGTTTCTCTTCGACTGGTTCCCTCCATGCGTTGGCAGGTATCGTTTTAACCTTGTCCCTGAAGCTCGCAATCTCTGATTCCGGTATATCGATGGCAGATACCTTGGCTTTGCCAATGCGCCCCTTAATGGGAAGGTTGACGATATCTCCTACCGCTAAACGGTCTATCGTAAGATAGGAATATTCCCGGCTCATTTCGCCGGAGGTCTCTGAAAAGTACCGCACTTTGACAATATTGGTCATTGATATTCTCCTTTTTATTTATTACCACTGTTAGCCGAGAAGGAAAGCCGCTTTGCTACCAGGCGGCAACTCATGCGATGGGTTGGTTTTAAAATCCCTGTGAGTCAAGAATTTAATGATACGCTTGTTTAATGGGAGGCGTGACTTTGTGCCACAAGAAATGCCCGTAGTTTCTTTCTCTGCGCGTCCGAGAGCGATTTTGTTACCAAGCTTGCGAAGGTTGCGGTCATGGTTACTACAAATGGCGATACCAATACAGATTTTGTTTTTACCAGGGTCATCTATCAGGCAGACCGTGACGTGGCGGTTGGCCACCTTGTGGTGTTCAAAATGTATTTTAGGCATAATCCTTCCTCCCTATGATTTCCGGACTGCTGCCAGCGCCCTGGTCAGGTCCAGGCTGGCGCGCTTGAAAGCTGCCGCCTCACTTTTCAATTCATTTCCTCCTTTATCCGTGTCCTATTACTTGATTATGAATTTCCCGATGGCATGAGATACACAGTAATACCATTGGCTCCTTGAAGTTGTCCCACGACCCTGTAGGCGTGCTGTGGTAATGCGCGGTATGGCTGTTGAGCTTGATACCGCAACGAGAGCATTTCCCTTTAGCCTTTTTAAATACCTCCTTTCTATTTTTGGGCTGTAGCAGCTTAATAACCATCTGCTTACTAACCCCTGTTTTCAAGCCTACCTCGGCAAAGGTCAGCCCTGACAGTCGCAGCCGTAAGGCTCTCTCCCTCATGGGAATGTTAACTGGTTTTGCCACTTTTCACCTCCTGAATACTCTCTTGGAATTTCCGTTTGGCTGTCTTGTAAGCGTGTATCATGCCCTCCAGTTCACTGTTTCTGCGGTCAATATTCGCCATCCCCCGTGCTGCTTCGCACTCGTATTTTGCAGCATCCATCTTCTTGGCAAAAGCAATTGCTATCGTGTCCAGTTGTTCTGCCACCAATGCCCCGAGTGCTTTCTTGTAGTTCTGTTCGGCTATCGCCGCCTCATTGATTGCTTTCACCAAGTTCTTCCCTTTACAGCTCACACTAAAATTCATTAGTCCTGCCTCCTTTAATAATATAGGAAGATTCACCAATTTACTGACATATAGCTGCGATTTTGTTACGGATTCCCCTTTATTTTATTTCCCCGGTGAATCTATGAAATCCTCGTGCATATTAGAAATACTGCTATGAGCGCAAATATCAGGATAGCCATGATTGTGATATTCAGTCCTCTATTCATTTTAACCTCTTTTTTGCCCCAGCTTGGCCAGAATGATTCCGTGTTCCTTTTCCAGCGCTTCGACTTTGGCCCGCATCCTTTTAACCAATAACGGGTTCCCTAATTTCAGGATTTTTAGCATTACGGCTGGGGCGCTTTTTAGGATTTTCTCAAGAGTTACTCTTTTGGCCTCCAGGAGCATAATCGAGTTAACCAGTTTGCCGTTCCTGTGAACCAAGCCCGTTTCCATAAATCTCTTTTTCGCCTTGTTCAATTTTCTTCCTCCTTACCATTTTATTAAATACCAGTAATGCCACCCATAAACTGAGTGGCATCGTTCGTACTTAATCTCTAACTCTCGACTACTCTGAACTCGTTTACAGGCGCATCGAATGTTTTGGCTAATTTCGGTATCTCCGCCTCTGCCCCTGCCCTGGTGTCAAACTCATTCGCCTCTGGGTCCCGTCCTACCGCATCATCTGACCATTGTCCGTCTACCAGTGCCTCTATTTTATACATTTCCTGTCCCTCCTATTTAATCTACCAACACAGCCCACCACTGATTGATAGGCTGTATAAGTGATTAATTCGTCCTCTCCCAGTTACCAATTCTGGCCCCTTGAACCTCTAGCGTTACTATGTGGTGTCCTCTGATTGCTACAGGCGGGGTTTGGATTGTTTCGGCCTCTGCTTGTCATTGCTGGGCGGTTTATGATTTGTGGTTTTTCTTTTCTCTTGGTGTCCCTCCTTTTCTAACTTCACCTATATAATATACTATAAGGTTCACTTTGTCAACCCCTAAACCAACTATTTTAATATTTGTTTTTCACCTAAAAAAGTGCATAAAAAAACTGGGGCAGGATTGCTCCCGCCCCGATTGGTTTCCGCTCTCTAACTAATTTAGTTTTTATTATTCATTCTGGTCAGCAGTGTGGCCAGCTCGGTCAACACTTTTGTATTTGCCTCCCTGGTTTCCTGGTCCGCAAGGATCATAGCAGTTAAGGTTTTTTCGGTTGACCTTTTATCGCACCTATATATCCAAAACATGCAGGCACCGAATACCGCCCCGACCCCTCCTATCCTGGCGATTTCAAGTATGGCATCAAACATCAGTGGGCCCCCTTTGTCCTTTTATCCATTTGGTTCCCCAATGAATATGTCCGTTAACATATCCTATAGAATAAATTAGCCAGATAATAGCAGCAATCCGCAAGTCGAAAAAGTATCCAACTAGTGCCCCGGAGGCAAACCATAAAAGCTGCATTAGCCATTCGATTTTTACCCATAGGTCTCTCCAGAAATAAGTCCATGGCCTGGATATCCACGGGGTAATATTAGTATATAGCCAGCGATACCAGCCCATTAAGCGCCTCCTTTTTTATCCTCAAGCGTGGCAATCCGGGCATTCAGCTTTTCAAGCTTTTCGTCGATAGTTTCCTTGGCTGCTATCGGCGGTAATGCGGGTTCTTCGTGAGCCACAGGTAAGCCCAAGTCGGAGTATAGGTTCCTATATAACGCCGGAATCCCGACGCATATTTCTGGACAGTTATTGTTTTCAGCCCTTTCTCTATACTGGTTGACGTCGGCTCCCTGTGGAATAATATATACTCGCCTGGTCATTCCAACCTCCTATGGTGTCAATTCAACTACGGTTCCTGCACTTCCAGCAGTTCCATTCACGCCAGTTCCTGCGGCAGTACCGCCAGCCCCAGCTGCGGCGGTTTCAGTACCAGCGGTCAGTTTATTAGTTATAAGAGCCAGGAAACCACCTCCACCTCCGCCTCCGCCACCTGCGTTAGTCGCGGGGCAGCCATCACCGCCATCGCCTCCGCTAACACTTATAACTCCGCCAGTATTATCTATCTCTGGCGATGCCAAGACTAAGGTTCCGCCTGGGGCTCCTCCGCCACCTCCAGACCCGTTGCCGGTATCTCCGCCTCCGCCTCCACCGCCAGAACCCCCAAAGAGTTTAGTTATTCCAGCAGCCAGATATTGCTTAAGCGTTATGAGAGCTACGAGACTTCTAAATCCGCCAGAGGTAGCTATGGGTGCAGTAACAGTTCCGGCTATTCCACCTGCGTGGTCGTCACCGGCCCCTCCTACACCACCAGAAGCGCCCAAGGCCGGGGTCACATTATTGGCTGCGAGTCCTACTGCGTCACGTCTGCCGGTACCGCCACCAGATACGGCGGCCAGACTCCCTTCGTTTAGCGGGGTACCGCCACCAGAAGTCGCTCCAACCCCACCCACTGCTGCATCCTTATCTTCGTTATCCTCGATGAATCCATTATTATCTATTTTGGTCTTGGCAAAGATCCTGAAGCATTTACAGTAAAGGTGTTTTGTGGTGTCTACGGTTAGGGTATCGTAGTACATATCTCGTGTCAGGCTGGTATCCGCGTTGATAGTTACGTTTCCGTCAGAACCATCACCAAAAGGAGTATGTCCACCCGAAGCAAGCATTGTTTTAATTTCGGCCACGGTTAAGGCTGCAATATTACCGCCCGTTTTCCTGCCAACGATTCGCTGCTCGGCTACCGTTAAAGCCAGCGGGGTGTCATCGGCATTGGCTGCCAAGATAGTATTGGCGTCAAACTTGTCGTTGATTTCATCGAATTGCGTTTCCAGATTATTCATCCGGGCAGCACTCAGCGCAGTAGTACCAGCAACCCATACGGTTGGTGTATAAGCCATTAAGTCACCTCCGAAAAAGTATCAGTCCTTTTTACCTGCAGGGATTCCAGTACCGTTTTAGTTCTGGTATACAAAACCCTGGAAATCATAATGCCTGAATCAGCTCCGGCCCCGGCTGCAGCGCCGCTAAACCAACCAACCTCTTTAATGGTAAATCCCACGGCTTCGGCTGGACCGAAGTAAACCGTAGAAATGCAGCTACCCACGCCTCCGGAAACCGGGGAGGTTGTCAGCGCCTTTCGTTCCTCTTCGGTTATTAGTATAGTCTGCGCCACGGCTACGGCGGTGTCATCACTTCCCAGGGCGACGTACTTAATTTCACCGTCAGCCACGTCGCCCATGAAAATGTCACGCAGCATATTAAAACCGACGTTCATAATTGCATTGTGTATATTCGTAACGTCGAGTATTTTCCCGTCAATGCCGCGGGCTGTTATTTCGACGTTTGTGCCTATCCTATATAGTGATTCCTTTTTCATTGATCCTCCAGCCGGGTATTAATAGCAAAACAAAGCAACTAATTACAGTAAAACAAAGCAGGTATTAACAAACTATCGGGGCGGTCCCGCCACAAACCACACCATCAACCACGGTGCAAGCCCAGGCGGTTTTCTCTATAAGCTCATTCAACCCGATAACTTCAGCGTCGGACACAAGGATTATCAGGATTTGCTCGGAGCCTACTTTGATGCTGTCAATTAATTCATGCTTCATGTCGGTTATTGTTCTGAAATAGTCGGACCAGTTACCCTGCGTCGGCCCTTGGATTCCTACCACCTTATAAAAAGTATCTCCGCCTATTCCGTGGATCGTAACCGATTCTATTAAACAGGCCTCTAAAGAAAGACCCACCTCCGCATAGGTTATGTCCTGGGTTTGCCCTGGGGCAAGTCCGGAGGTTTGCGTATCGTAAACCACCCTTTTCCCGTCCATGGAGAATCTATTAATCTTCGCTTCCCCGGCTTCTATTGAGGCATTGGTATCGGTTAGAGTGGGTTCGTCGTCGATGGCGTCATTCCACCCGGTGCCTGCGCCTTCCTTGGCTAACTGCACCGCTATTTGCGGTTCGTTTTCAACTAATACCAGGATGTCGTATTCCCCAAAGTAAACTATCTCAACGTCTTCAGCATTAGGCGGAGCGGTTTCAAAAACAATGACGTCGCTGCCTTTATTCCAGTAACAATCTTTGGCAGTGTCGATGCCCTTTATACCTATCGTCTGTGCCACTGAGTTGACCTCTACGGTGGGTACCTTAACAATGGGGTATCCTACTGTGAAGGATAGTCTAACGGCGTCTCCAGTGAAGTTCTCGGTCTGCACGGCAGTGGTTCCTTTGCCTCCCCGGATATACTGGCGGTTGCGATATCGTGGGTTAGAGTTGGTGGTATGGAAAGATTCCTTTATGAAATCATGATCGGCGGCGTCGGCATTCCAAGGAGCGGCAGTAGTAGTGCGAAGTTGAAAATAAAGTTTTTTATCCTTATCAATAAACCAGATAAACCCCGCCTTTTCTGCCATTTTATTCATACACAGTGAACCTTTGGCATAATTAAAAATAGCTTCCTTCACGGTGGGGCCGTCTTCAATATTCCCAATCGTGATTCCCTCTGCGGCAAAGTAGTTAGTAACAAAATCCCTAACAATATCCCCACTGGTTTCGGCTAAGTAAGATTCAGCAATCAATCGCTTATCTGCTAGATATTGCCAGTCTATCATTTTTACTTCATGCAGGACGATTCCGCCAGTACCCATGGTTGTTTTTTTAGCAGAGAAAACAACCCCGCCCATGGCCAGTGCCCCGGAATCATAAATCAATATCGGCATTCCCCTGGTATAAGTTTCGGAGCCGTCCTCGTCGTAAACCACGAAGTTCGCGGTACCCCTGCTTTCTAAAACCATTCTAGCGTAAAGACTGTTTTTTAAATACTGGATAGCGTTACCGCCGACGGTCACTGTTAATGCCATTTTATCCCCCGGTCCGCATTATTATAGTATCAACTAGAGCCTGTCCAAGCGCCTCTACTAGCACTTGTTTGTCTAGGTAGACTCTTATATCAGCTTTCTTTCCGCTGCCTAGCACAGACTCTAATTTTGACAGTGGTATAACGGCTTCCGGGCCTTTTTCCGCGATAGTAGCGTCCATGCGCTTCATGGCTATACCGCCGGTCGCCAGCATATTATCCGGAGTAAAGTCACGAATCATATCGTCTACTTTATCCCCAATGCTTCTTTCGTCACCGGAACTCGAACCGCCGGAGGACACTCTTTTCGTAACATAAGTAGTCGTTACGGTTTGATTAACGTCTTTTAGTGTTTTTTCCAGGGCCGTCTGGTAGAGGTTGGCTTCTGTCAGCCGTTCGTCGAAGCTCAACTTTACCGCTTCCTGTGAGGCCACCAAGTCGGCCATTTCTTTCTTAAAAGCGATAGTAGCCAACGCTTCCCTGATTTCGTAGTCTTCTTTGACAAGCACCAAAGCTGCCTGCTGGAAGGTTATCTTCTCTTCAAGCTCCTCCTTGAGGCGCTCGGTATCGTCGATGGCCTTCTGCCGGATATCCTCCATCTCGTCGCGCAAGGCGTTTTTATAATCGCTCCTCTCCTCCAGGAGTCTCTCGCGGTTAATTGACACCAAGTATGCATCAAGTGCTTTTTGGGCTTCGGCTTTTTTCTCATCGTCCGCGGCCTCAAAGACAGCAGTTTCCAGTTCGATTTGGCGAGTTTTCCTTGCCCTCTCGCGTATGATTCTATTCTCGTGCTCCGTGGCTTCATCGATGGCGTCAATCTGACCCTGAATCCGGGAAATTTCTGCGCTGGCCTCCGCATTCATGGTCCTTATTTTTTCGTCGTATTCAGACCGCAGGAGTCCGATTTTGGTATCATGGGCTGATTGCTCCGCCGCCAGCTCTTCACTGATAAGGTCTTTCTTCTTGTTAAAGGAAGTAGTGGCAGCTTCTCTTAAATTATCATAATAGGTCATCGCCGCCGCTTTTTGTTCTTCTAGTTGAGTTCTAATAACTTCAACCATTTTCCTGGCTTCTCTTTTAGCCACTTCCGCATTTAGCATGCCATTTATCTTTTCCGCGTCTTTGGCTATCTTGTCTCCGATTCCCGGTATCCAACCCGCAAATGCCCGTAAGCCACCCATTATCTGTGATAGGTCCGTGAGTATCTTGATTTTGACGCCGGATATCACATTCTGAATAAAGCCCCAGACCTTATCCCAATTCAACCACAGGGCCATGGCCGCGGCAGATACCGCAGTCAGTCCTAATACAACCCAACCAATCGGTCCCATTAAGGCATGGAATCCAGCAATAAGCATGGGAAGCATAATCATCAGTGGCCCCAGGGTGGCCAGGACCACGCCAACGACGGCAACCACTTTTGCCAGCCCGGCTGTTAGCCCTTTGTTTTCTTTGGCAAATTCTACGACTTTCTGAATTATAGGTTTTACAAAGTTTACTATTTCCATAAAAGCCGGAATAATGGCGTCCCCGATTGTAATAACCAAGGCGTCAAATCCCTCTTTCATGATAGCTATCTGTGTTTTATTGGAGAGCATCATCTCTTCAAAGGCAGCCATGCTGGCGCCTTCGGCATCCGCCATGGCGTTGAGGTCGGCAGTAAACATCTCCACGTTTTGCCCGGTTAGTCCGATAATGCCCTGCGCTGCTTCGATGGATCCAAACATTTTAATTAATGCCTTATTATCGCCCTCCACGGATTTTGTTAGAATGTTGATAGTTTCTGCAAATCCCAATTCCTCTATCATGGCCTGCCCGGAAGTGTAACCGAGATTTTTCATGGCTATTTCCATGTCTGCAGTCGGTTTCTGGAGTTGCACAAGAGCCTGCCTTAATTGGACCGCGGCTATCTTCGTTGGTGTACCCTGCTTGGTTAAGGTGGCCAGAGCAGCAGAGACTTCCTGGAAGGACACACCGGAGGCCGAAGCGATAGGTGCTATTTGGAAGAGAGAGGCGGAGAGTTCTCCAAAAGTAGTCTTGCCACCTTTCACGGTAGTAAACATTAAATCGGCCACGTTTCTGACCTCAGACATTGGCATTTTAAAGGCATTCAGGACAGTGGTCAGCCCGTCGACGGCAACCTCTGTGGAGGTTACTCCGCCAATAGCGGCTTCTGAGGCTATTCGTAGGAAGTCCAGGACGTTCTCTTTTGGAACGCCCGCTGATATAGCCTGGTAGAGAGCCTTGGCAGATTCAACCGCGTCTAGGCCCATGCTGGAGGATAGCTCCAGAACTTCGTCAGACATTCCAGCCAGTTCCTCCGTGGTCAGTCCCATCATGGTATTAACTTCGCGCATAGCAGCTTCAAATTCTGCGGCAGCGTTGATGGATACACCAAAACCAGCCAGGATAGTGGCCCCGGCTGCGGTCATAGCAATACCGATAGCCTTGTGGTGCTTCTGGATAGTTCCAGTTACACCTTTCATACCCGCTTCCAGTTCGGCAGTGTCTATGCCGAATCTAAGTAAGGCATCGCCCAATTTTATCGCCACTAGTTACCCTCCTCTTTCCAGACCGACTACTTTTAGCAAAGAAAGCCTTATCTGATATTCTGGTTTCATTTTGGTTGGAAGATTGTACTGTTTTCTTGGGTTTTAACCTTTCGCTTAACGCGTCGATCATTAAATTAAACTTGGCGTCGGTCCAGTTATTGATTATATATTCCGGGGTCAAGTTCCATTCATGGAGCATAAATTCAAAGGCCCCGCCTAGTGAGAGATTCTCTGCATCACTTCCCCCAGTGTCTTGCTTAAAGGGAAGGCTATTTCTATCACCGCGTTGAAGGCGTCAGCCAGCTCCTTTTCTGTCGCGCTATCTTCTATTTCCTGGCGGTCCAGGTCGATGGCGTACTCAAAAAATAAGTCAATCACGTTATCCAGAGAGGTCACCAAAAGGAGGTTTAGGGATGCCGTGAACTTTGCGGGATCATCTGTGTCCGTATTAAGCGCCTCTGGCAGGTTATTCAGGCTCCCCACGACGTGCTTTCGCCACTCCCTGGCCCTTTTAATCACCAGTGGTTTTACTTGGTATTCTTTGCCTCCAAGTTTGACCACTATGGCGTCTTGAAATAATATTGATTCCTCTTTTTCCATTGTCATATTCGTATCTCCTTTTTTATAAATAATGCCCCAGGGAGCCACACGGCAAGCGCCACAGGCCCCCTGAGGATTAGCAGGTTACTTCCCTTGTCTATTTGATTACAGGCGGCTTTACGCCTCGTTATCCACGACTGTGTAGGCGTCTTCACCCTTGGGTTTTAAAGCGTGAAAGGTTACCGGAACAATGGTTTTTACGCCCTTCTTGAAAGGAACTCCAACCGCCCCCATCGTGATAACCTTGGGCAAAAATATCTGGCGAAGGTATCCTTCCGGAGTCAAACCTTGCAATCTGATATTCATGACTTTTCTGCCCCCAGCACCGACCCGAAGAATGTTACCAGAAAGAAGTGAGCCAGACATAGCAATTGCCAGATTTGCCAGTGACGCTTCTGCCATATTACAAACAACGTCAATGGTTTCTTTGGTAAGCGCCCAGTCTATTGGCACCGTTTCCTCAGCAACCTCAATATCGTTTCCTTCAGCAGTGTAGGTCATATCTGCGCCGTCTTCGGTATAGCCAATATCAACGTAGGGGGAACTTAATGACATTCCAGGTACAGTTCCGCCAGGCTCCACGGTGTAGACTGTGCCGTCGATTTCCAATGAATCGATGAAGCAGTGTCTTTCAACAGCGCTTTCCCATAGTTCGACACGGATTCTGGCTAACTGCCAAGGCCCGCAATCAGTAACGGCAGCATCCAAGTCAATATCGGTGATTATGTCTGCGATTGTCGTGCCTAAATCCCAGTCAAAGAAAGAAGCACCAAGCTCGCCTATTCCACCGAAACCAACTGCATCAGTTAAGGCTGCGCTATACTGTAACCAGGCAGCGGTTCCCGTAGCGCCCTGGAAGGGAACTACTGTAACTTCAGCCCAAGCGTCAGAGTCGGGGTCTTCGAATCTGAGTTCGAATTGCATGAAGTTACCAGTTACGGCATTCATATAATGCCAAAAACCATAGTCGGTGGGGTCTGCTACAAAGGTGGTTAAGGTCTTTGCGACAGATGGGGTAATAGTAGCTTCAAGGTGCGTACTACCAGCATTCCCAGTACCGGTTTTTGTCAGCTTCACAGACCAATCACCCGCGTACTGCTTATCAGTAGACCATTCAGCCCTTGCGTTATTAGGTTCGCGAACACCCAGACTGCAGACACCAGTTAGTACTTTAGCGATATCTCCCATTTAGATTCCTCCTCTGCTTAAGGCTACTTTGATGTTGTGAGCAGCTCTGCGCTCTGCTATGTCCGCCTTAGATAGAAATAGCTTCCTTGTGCGTTTTCTTGGCTCCGGAGTTTTCTTGACTTCGGTTTTCTTGGGTACTTCCACGGGTTACCTCCTTAAGTTTCTGCTTTGAACATTATACTAAACGTCGCAATTACTCTGAACATATTGGGGTACTTTTCGTCTGATAAATCCTGCGGAGGAACTTCCTCTTCGGCAGACATAATAAAATATTCACCCACGGCTACATTTTGGATTCCCTGCAGGTTGTTATAAAGCTGCAGGTAGACAGCCTGGCATTCCATAATATCATTAGCCCAGAACTCAAACGTGTAGCTGGGCGTAACGATGCCCGGAATGTATTTGTCAGATATGCCTCCGACTCCGAGATAGCTGATAGCAGGCATGGTCGTATCGTGAGGCAGTCGAAGGAAGTATATTCTGGTCCCCACTAAATCGGTTAGAGTCTTGCAGGTGAGTAGGTATTGAAGAATTAATTTATTTACATCTGCTATATCTGTCATGCCTGTTTTAGCCTCTTATCAATATTTGTAATGAAATCCTTTCGGTACTTTTCAAAGCCGGGCCTGATATATGGCCTTGGTGGCATCTTCCAGCTACCGTCTTCATTCTGAGTCCCGGTTTCTAAAAAGCCTCCATATCCGGAGGTGGAATAAATTGCCGCGGTTAGTTCCTTCCTTGCCACTGGCATATTCGGCCCCACTTCGTATTTTATGCCATTGGCATTGTATCCTGTTAGATATGGACTATGCCCCACTGCATACGCTGCTATATCAGTCATGGTGCCGACTATTCCTTTTCTAGTAGCTTCCTTCACCTCCTTTGTAGCTTCCTTAATTCTAAGCCCGGAAAGGTCCAGTTTTACGGTTACCTTGCTCATATTGACAACCTCTATTAATGGTGATAATATCTGTTTCTAGGCGTTGTATATAACCAAAATGAATCGCCGCACGGTAGTTGCAGGAACAGGGAATTGGCCCTCTGGCTTTCCGATTGGCGTTTGAGTTTTGGGAGTAAACCTGCACAGCGCCTAATTTTTTATCTCGCAACCCTCACCAGACATTCTTTATGGTGTATTACAGCGGCGTCCTGGCATGATTTCACCGATAGGATTTCGTAAGTTTTACCGGAGATTTCAATTCGGTCTTGCTCTGTAATATCGATATCACCAACGAATACCTTGTAATCAGCTATTACAATCTCAGCCCCGACATAGATTTCCTTTTCAGCCATGGGATAACTACGGCAAGGCGTGTCTACTATGAAGTCAGCCCAGTTAGCAGCGGGTTTGCCGTA